GTGTTGTCGTAGATGTTGGTCTGCCGCTTGTTGCCCTTGTTGCGATCGGTCGTGTAGTAGCGACCTGACCACGGCAGCAGGTACTCGGTGATCTCGCGCCAGTGGGTGTCCCACGACGTACGCTCCGTCTTGAGCGAGCTATGTCGCTCTTGGAGTCGTTGGCGAAGCGTACGCTTGTCCATGGTCACTCACCCAAGAGGGTGTTCTTGCCGATGCGGTCCATTTGGTCACCGATGCGGGTGTTGCCGGTCAGCAGCGTGCTGGCAGCACCTCGGCCCTGCGCGCCCTGTTCGCCGGTCAGCAGCGCGGCGACATCTGGGGTCTTCTGGTTCATGCGGCGCGATTCCATGGCGGCCTGTTCGCGTTCAGCCCCCGCCATGCGGAGACCTTCGGCCTCTCCAGCTTGCTGCGCTCGAAACGCCTTCTTCTGGCCCTTGCGGCCAGTTTCGGCCTGATAAGCGGACGCTCCAGCAGCGGCCAGAGCGGCACCTGCAATGATGATGGTTGAAGCTGCTGCCATGGTTACTTCCTGTAGGAGTTCTCGACCAGTTCGTACCCCAGCTTGCCGTACAGATTGCCGACCTTTTTGCTGATGGCTGGGATGCTGCTGACGATGACTTGATCTGCGTTCTTGCTTGCGGCCCACGCCTCAAACTGGCGCAGCATGCGAACGGCGGTCATGCCGTGTCTGTGCCCTGGCTTCATCCACCACGCAAGCTCGGCGGCGATTGTGCAGTTGGGAGCGCACCAAACTGGTGCCAGCATCCCAGCCAAGAAGCCAATCAGTTCGCCGTTGGGGTCTTCGGCAACGATGATGACGCCCTGCTCGATGATGTTCGACAGAGCGGCGGCCATACCATCGTCGGGCACGGTTACGCCCTTCAGCATGGGGTGCTGATTCAGGAATGGCCGGCCTAGCTCAACTAGAGCCAGTACGTCATCTTGCGTGGCGTACCGCATTCTCAGCGACGCTAGGTCGCCGGAAAAACACTCATGCACCCCGTCAGCGTAGGTCCATCCGCAGGATGTCGTACGGGTTGTACTGGGCGTTGTCTCGGACGTTTGCGCGCCAGTCTTCCAGCAGGGTTCCGGTCTTGGTGGTCTGCATGAGGGCCAAGACGTAGGCGGTGCCGAAGTCTGGCGACCGTCCCAGGCGTTCGTAGATTTCTTCGCGGCTGGCGACGGCGATGGTGGTGCCGACCGACTTCCACGTTGGCGCGCAGAGGTCTGCCAGCAGACGCGGGTCTGGGGGCAGGCAGATGCCGGTGTTGTTGGCGGGATCTAGGGATTCCCGCATCTTCCACCACAGTTCGCTGCGAAGGTTCTTGAAGGTGATGCGCCCGCTCTTGTCGGTCGAGCGCGCCGACTCGGCCACGTTGACGCCGATGGTCTGGTGCCCCATCTCCCGCAGGAAGTCGTAGGGCGAGCTACCGACGCCGATCACATCGATGTGGATCGGTGCTTGGTTGCGCTTGGCTGCCATGACCAGCGCGGCCACGGTCTGCCCGTCTGGGGTCTGGCTGCCTGGGTAGACCAGCGGCTGGTTGAACCACATGCCATGCCGGCGGGCGATGATGGTCTGGTCCCGACCGCCACGGGCAACGTCCACGCCCAGGCTGGTCATCTCGTCCAGCTTGTCGGGCATCTTCCAGCGGGCCTGTGCTGCCTCGACCCAGCCGGTGGGGATGACTTGGAACGGGTCGTCCTCCATGCCGGCGGAGAAGTCGCCGTACAGCATCTGGCTGCGCAGAGGCTCTGGCAGGCTCTGTAGCTGCGCCATGTAGCCCGTGCCCATCAGGTAGGGGTTGTCAGCAATCCTCGACGGGATGAACGTCCTGGACTGCGGCAGGATCTTCTCCGCCCCTGCCATGAACGGCTTGCCGTCAGCGACCTCGATCTCCTTGCCGTCCACCACGGCGAACCACCGCAGTTCGCCTGGGTTGGCGGGGTTCGGGTGCTTTTTGTTCAGCCACGGCGCGAAGTACTCGACCACCCATCTACCCTCGGCGGTCGTGGGCGGGTTGAACGTGAACAGGGCGCGGCACCGCTGCCTTTGGTCGGTCGTGCGCAGCCAGCCCAGCAGGAACCGGACGGCCTCGACGCGCATGTTCGACGCCTCGTCAAAGACCAGCAGATCGTGTGGTCTGCCCTGGTACTTGCGCTCTTCGCCGGGGTTGGGAAACGACCCGAACTCGATCTGGACCTGTGCCCCGTCAGGACGCTGGAACCGCCAGATGTGGTCCTTGCCGTTGTAGCCGTCCTTCGTCTTCAGGATCTCCCCGATCCGGTCGATGATGCCGACCAGTTCGGTTCCGTTCTGGCGGAAGATCCCCACCTTCTGGTGCTGGGTGATCGACAGGCCGACCGCGAGGTCCGACTTGCCGCCACCAGCCGCGCCGCCGTACCCAACCACATCGGCCTTGCTGTGGAAGGCCATCGTCTGCGGCCCAGGAAGCGGCCTCCACAACGTCGTGTCCGCCGCAAGAAGTTCGTCCAACTCCTTCCGCTTCTCGGGCGAAAGGCGCGCAAGAACTTCAGGACTGATCGTCGTCACACTCGAAAGCGTACTTGTGGCCGGCCTTCTTTGCAGCCTCCAGCCGCCCCTGAGCCTGCTCCATGGCCCAGTCCTTCAGCATCGCGCCGGCGTCGTTCGTCGCCAAGCACAGCGAGTAGAGCTTCGCCTTGTCGTAGGGGTTGCTCTGCCCCTCCAGCACGATCGTCCCCATGCCGGACATCTCGGACAGGATCGGCCCAACGGCCTTCCCGAACATCTGCGTCATCCGCTGGACAGCCTTCGCCAGAACCTCGTTGCCATTTGGCATCTCATCCGAAGCCTCGGCCAGAGAAAGCGTCTCCTCGTACAGCGTGTGCAGCAACTGCTCGCACGACATCAGCCAGTGGTCGAACTTCTCGCTCATCGCGGTCTCCCTACAGGTTAAGTCTGGGGGTCTCCGGCACAACGAGTACCGAAGCCCCCCAGGTCAGTTGACCCGTCAGAAACGAGCGAAACCAACGGGCTGGCGGCAAGATTACCAGCCACCACCAGCCCACGCAAGCCCCTGCCCAAGAATCTCTCCAGCACCACCCGTTTACGCTGACGCGCATCTGTCACGCCGAACATCGCGATTTGTTACGCTCGGCACCGTAACGAAACGCCTCCGTTGCGTAACGTTACGCGTAACGCCAATCGGCAAGATTCTGAGAGCCGCCACACCCCAAAAACACCAGGGGAACGCGGATTTCCAAGGAATCTCTCCTACGCAGGCCAACTTCGGCGTTGAAAAAAGTCTCCCGGCATGGTACAGACTACTACCTCAACGGCCCCAGTACGCACGCCGCTTGAAGAGCAGAAGCAAACCTCGCAACTCTGCTCTGCTGCTCATCAGATCGCACAACAGCGATACTGACCCCCTCTCCCTTCTACAGAGAGAGCGGAGCGAAGCGCAGCGTCAGGTGCGAAGCACCGCATCCGGGAAAACGCAGCAACCGTCGGTTGCAAGGACTCCGTACACGCCCACAGCGTTACGACGCGTTTCGTAACGAAACGCCAAACGTTACGCGTGTTCGCCGTAACAGATGCAGTCCACCGTAACGGTGTAGGGGAGAGCAGGCAGACCAACAACACGGCCTGCACTTGTACAAGCACCCAAACCACAACAGATTGGGGTACACCAACGGTTGCTTGCTACATAAGGTGGTGCCAGGGAGCAGAACGACAGCAGCACCAAGATGCACGGCAGTCTTGCCGAGAAGATTGAGTTGGCTTGCCCTTGGGAAGGGGGGGGATAACAACCCGCGAGCGACCGCAAAAAGGGGGGTACCCCCACCCCACCCCCCTCGCGTGCGCGGTCGGGCGTTGCGCCTGCCCTGGCGTCGGCGCGGCATGCGCCCTGGCGTCGGCCCCTCGCCCCCTGGCGTGCTGCGCCCTGGCGTCCTGGCGTCGGCCCTGCCGTCGATCGCCCTAGGCGTCGGGTGACGGCAACGCGGGCGCGCCTTGCTCTCCTGCGCTCGCCAGGATGGCGGCGATGCGAGCGGCCCTATCGGCGTCGGAGAGCACGACCGGCGCAGCTGGATCGCCGGCTAGCGTCGTGCGCGTTTGGTCGCCGTAGGTGGACGGATGCCACGCTCGGGCCAGCCGTTGGCGCGTCTCGATTCGCAGGCGTCGATGCGCCACGTCGTCGGGGTCGTCGGTGTCCCTGGCGTCGGCGATCCGCAGGCACTCGCTCGCCAGCCGGTCGGCGGCATCGCGGCGCGCATCGGCCAACGCGGCGGCGAACGCGG